AATTCTTGATCAATTAATCTACGTCTTTGAGCAGCAGAAGCTTTTTTAAATCCAGCTCTATCTTTTACACTTTCATCCCAAGGTGGAATTTGTTTTGATAAAGGTCTACCAATATCATCTACATCTGTTAATCTTTTTACATTAAGATCTTCTTTTATACCAGATGCAACTATTCTTTTTATTTCTTTTTCGTCTTTACTATTACCTAATTTATTAGCTGCATTTAATAATTTTTTTTGTCTAGCATTTAAAGCTGCTTTTGCTTTAGATTTTCCCATAATGCTTTTAGCTTTACTTTTTAAAGAATCTTTTTGTTTATCAGTAAGAATATACTCTACTACATCTCCTGATTTACCTTTACCTTTTTTAACAGTTTTTTTAGGAGCAACTTTTAATATATTAGCTAATGCTTGAAATCCTTTTGAAATTAGTGGTGCTGCCATTATTTTACTCCAAGATTTGAAACTGGTTTTGTACTCATTTCAAATGATTCTCCTTGAGGATAGTCAGCATCAGATACAGCTTCAATAGGTCCTTTTACTTGTGGTCCTTTACGTGCTGCTCCATATCCTTGTCCTGTAGGAACACCATTGATGTCACTTAATTTTTTATTAATAGCTACTCTACCTTGTGCACCTATTATTTTGTCGTTATTATAAGTAGGCATTACTTTCTCCTTTTAATTTTCTTTTTCTTTTTATTTGGTTTAGTTACTTGTTGTTTAATATTAGTTCTGCTAATTGGCATTAATTAGCTCCTTGAATAACTGTATTAGGTCCACCTGTAGGACTATTAGCTGATTGCATATCATCTTGTCTAGTACGTCTTGCTTGATTACGAAGAGCATCTATTGAATTTTTGTACTTACCTTCCCATGCTTGAAGGACTTGAAAATCTTTTATAAAATAATTTGCTTCTATCATACATGCTGCAAATAAAGCATTGTAACAACTTTCACTAAAGTAGTTAGATGTTGTTGCACTTGTACCTGTAGCACTTGCTAAACCTAGTGGTCGTTTTGTATATTGTATTTCACCTGCAACTGTAGATGCTGGAGTAGGTACAATATAAATTTGTGAATTAGTTTTTCTTGCATAGTATCTTGGAGTACCTGTAGATGCACTTACAAATCCCCAATAATCTATTGCATACTCATAAGATCGTTGTAATAAATTTGTTTTAATATTTGTTGCACTAGCTGTATAATTTACATTACGCACTACTAAAGCTCCATCAGGTAAACTAACAACAGGATTAGATGCTGATATAGCAACTGATGCATAAGTATCAAGAGCTACATCATCTAATTCTTTTATTAGACGACCTTCTGCTTTTTCAACAAAATAAGGTATTTGAGTTTCAAATTCTGACGAATCATTTTCTATTGTATTAATGATGTCAGTTTTTAAATATGAATAGTTAGGCATATAATTATCCTAATACTAGAGTTACACCACCTGCATCAGGTGTGCTTACACTTACTGTGCCTTCACACTTTACTCCTACTTCACCCATATAAATATCTTGTGTTCCACTTGCAGCAACTTGGAATTTAATTTTACTTCCATTTTTATCACCTATATCAAATGTACCAGCTACAGTAGAATAAGCATGTACAGCAAGTATACGAGTTACATGAGGTAAAGTTACAGCAATAGAGTTTCCTGCATTATCTGTAGTACTCACAACTTGTGGAGAAACAATAACACCATCACCTGATTTAAAAGCTGTAGTTATATTTGTAGACATATATCTTTCCTTATATTATAGAGGAGGAGAATATCTCTACTCTCCTCCAATATTTATAATTAGGCTCCTTGATTTCCAAACCAACCACGCCAGTCAGAAACACCAAAAGAATATCTTTCACGTGCTTTGAAACGTAAGTTGCCAGTATCGAAATCTGGTTCCATTTTAGTTTGTAATGGAGTTCTATTAAACATTTTAGTACCATTAGGTACGTCTGTTTTAATGAACCAAGCATTTACATCTGTAAATCTTCTGTTCACATAGAATCCATCAGGCAATACACCTAGATGTCTAATAGCATTGATGTCATTATTAGCTCCACCAGTTGTACCTGGAGTATTTAATAATTGATCTGCTGTAAACAATAGGTCTGTTGGTACGTGTAATGAAACACCTGAAGCACCTACAAGAATACCACGATCATCAGTAGTTTTTTGTATCTGAATGATCGCTGCTTCTATAGTACCTTCAGCTATAGCTGCTGCTGTAGTAATGTTTGTTACTGTACCAGTACCTGTTACTGGGTGTGCTGCACTAAACATAGGTACACCATCACCTTGATTTGTTGTAAAGCCATTGTTGTACAAGTCAGCAGCTTTTTGCTGTTTTGTACTTGCCATAGCTCTTGCTAATCCTTTTGCTCTTAATTTTGCAAAAGTATCATATAGATTATCTTCCATAGCTTCTTCAGTTACTGCGAATGCTAATGCAACAGTTTCGTTTGTATACCTTGAAGTATAACTTTCTGATGCATCATCATAAACAACAGCAGCACCTTCACCTTTAGTAGGTGCAGCACCAAAACCTGTGAAGAGTACTTCTTCTTCAAAAGCTCTGTCTGATGATTCTATTTCGTATAATGGTTTGTGTTCGTCTTCCACGCTGCCATATTCTATTCCAAAAACTGCATTCAGTCCAGGAAGTAGCTCTTTGGCAATACTTGCTCTATTTATAGCCATTTAATTATTCCTTTCCTAATTAAGCTGTTGAAACAGTAGTTGTTATATAATTGTCCATATGTGAATTGATACGTACTTCATACCAAGGATATGCATCTGTTGTACCTGCTGATGCTCCAATACCTGTATCCCAAGGTGCTCTACGTATTACTCTCATATGACTTGTTGCTTCTGTTTGACCATCTGCATCTAAAACATAGGCACTATTACCTGTTTTAGTTGAACCTGTTGCTAAAATCCAAGGTGCATTATATACACCAACTCCCATACCTGCTGAAGCAGTTACTGTTGCATCTGCTTGTATAAAGTATGTTTGAGCTGGATCTCTTGCTATATGAATTTTAACATCTGTGGCTGTGGTTCCTCCTGTCCAGTATCTACTAAATTCTTGATTTCCTGAAGCGTCTACATAACTAATGCCCTGAAATACACCTGCTGTTTTAACTGTTACGTTAGCAGGACTTGGACTTATTGTACCTAATTTATCAATGACTATAGGATCTCCTGTAAACATTGTGTTAGGTAGTAATGCTGATGCAACCTTTGGGGAAACATTCAAATCAATAGTGTCAATACCAGTAGAGTTAGAACCTGAACCATTTTTTCTCGC